AATATGTTGTTGGCATTGAGAGCATCTATTGTGGAAGCGAATCATTGTCTAGACCAAGACAGTGCAATTAAGTATATCACAAGTCACGCGATATTTACACCTCACAACAATATGGATAAAGATGTGGGTGCTAAGAAGAAACACGATTTCACTATGGACGTATTGAATAATGATTTGTTTCCGCATTGTAAAACGATGGAGCAAAAGATCTACTTTTTGGGATATATGACAAATCGATTGTTGTGTGCCAGTGTAGGGCTTCAAGATGCAGATGATCGCGACTCGTATTTAAACAAGCGTATTGAATTGACAGGAACATTGTTGAATAATCTGTTTAGAAATTATTTCAATAAACTCGTGAAAGATATGCAGAAGCAAGTCATAAAGGAAATCAATAACGGCTCTTGGCGTTCATTGGAAGATTATACAAACATCATCAATCTGACGAATGTCTATAAGATTGTCAAATCGACCACAATTGAAAACGGGTTGAAGCGTGCATTATCTACAGGTGACTTTTGTATAAAGCATACAAATAACAATAATAAAGTCGGTGTAGCCCAAGTGTTGAATCGTCTTACATATATTTCCAGTCTTAGTCATTTGAGACGTATTAATACTCCCATTGATAAAAGCGGTAAGTTGATCCCTCCTAGAAAATTGCATAATACGACGTGGGGATTTCTATGTCCTGTCGAAACACCAGAAGGTGGATCGGTTGGTGTCGTGAAAAATATCAGTTATATGACACATATTACAATTCCAAGCAATAGTAATGCGTTGTATGAGTTCGTGAAGCCATATATTGTAGAATTAGACAAGAATGCAGATCTAGCAAATGGTGTAAAGATGTTTGTCAATGGAACCTGGTTGGGTATGGTTAAAAATCCTACAGAATTATATGCATCATTGAAAGAAAAGAAATACAAGGGTATTATCAATATCTATACATCCATTATATTCAATATCAAAACGAGAGAAATACGTGTTTGCAGTGATGCCGGTAGATTAACACGACCCGTATTGCGTGTGAAAAACAATAAGTTGCTACTCAATAATACGCACATCCGTCGTCTTGTGTCAAAAGAATTAACTTGGGAAGATTTGTTGATTGATAATAAGATAGATGAATCCGTAATTGAGTATATCGATCCTGCCGAACAAAATCTAAGTATGATTGCTATGGAGCCGAAAGACTTGGATAACGACAATAATGGTTTGGGAATAAGTAGATACACGCATTGCGAAATCCATCCCAGCACGATTTTCGGTATTGTCGCATCTTGTACACCATTTCCAGAACACAATCAGTCTCCTAGAAATACATATCAATGTGCTATGGCGAAACAGGCGATTGGAATGTATGTGACGAACTTTGACAGTAGAATGGATAAGACCGCATATGTTCTGAGTTATCCGATGAGACCATTGGTCGAGACGCGTTTGATGAACTTGATCAAGTTGAATGAAATCCCGTCTGGAAGTCAAGTCATCGTTGCGATTATGACGCATACCGGATACAATCAAGAAGATAGTGTCTTGATGAATAAAGGGTCTATTGATAGAGGATTATTTCAGGCGACGATTTATCATACAGAAAAAGATGAAGAGAAGAAAATACACGGCGATGAAGAGATCCGTTGTCGTCCAGATCCGTCAAAGACAAAAGGTATTAAATTCGGCAATTACAACAAGGTCAATGCACAAGGTGTTATTCCGGAAAACACATTGGTTGAAAATCGCGATATCATCATTTCAAAAGTGTTGCCGATTAAAGAGGCGAGAAACGACCATACGAAAGTGATTAAGTACGAAGACCATAGTCATATTTACAGGACACGCGAAGAATCCTATATTGACAAGAATTATTTGGAAAGAAATGGTGAAGGATACAACTTTTGTAAAGTGCGTATTAGAACTGTAAGAAAGCCGGTTATTGGTGATAAGTTTTCATCACGTCATGGACAGAAAGGAACTTGTGGAAATATCATTCCAGAGGAAAATATGCCATTCACTGCTGAAGGTATTCGTCCAGATATTATTATTAATCCACACGCTATTCCGTCTCGTATGACAATCGCACAATTGAAGGAGACTTTGCTCGGTAAAGTGCTTATCCAAATGGGATTGTTTGGTGATGGAACCAGTTTTGGAAAGTTTGATATTAAGGATATTGCTAGCGAACTTCAAAAGTTAGGGTATGAGTCAAAAGGTAATGAGTTGATGTATAATGGATTGACAGGAGAACAGATTGAATCATCGGTATTTATTGGTCCGGTGTTTTATCAGAGATTGAAACATATGGTTTCAGATAAGATGCATTCTAGATCGATTGGTCCTATGGTTAATTTGACGAGACAACCTGCGGAAGGTCGTTCACGTGATGGTGGATTGAGATATGGAGAGATGGAACGTGATTGTATTTGTTCGCACGGAGCATCGCGATTTAATAAAGGTCGTTTGTATGATGCTTCTGATGCATTTAGTGTTAATGTATGTAAATGTTGTGGTATGATTGCGGCGTATAATGATACTACGCATATACATCAGTGTAAAACGTGTAATAATAGAGTTGATTTTGATTATGTTGAACTACCGTATTCTTGTAAATTGATGTTTCAAGAATTGATTACTATGAATATTGCTCCTCGTATTATGACAAAGTAAAATGTGTAAATGTGTAAATGTGTAAATGTGTAAATTAAATGTAAAAAATAATCGTAATCGTAATCGTAAAAAAATAAATAATCATTTATTTATTTTTTTTAGACAATAAGATATTAATATTTATATATATCAAATATATAGAATGAGTCTTGTATATACAAAATTAGGAGGTGGAATTCATGGCATGCAACCTAAGGGAGGATTAAGCGGAGTTACTTTAGATGGTGGAAATAATCGTTCAATGACTCGATTAGTATTAAGAACCGCATTTGGAAATGGAGGAAGTATGTACAATGGAAACATTAGATATGTTCCTGATGCATCTCAAGTGACGCGTAAAAAGTATTTAACAATTATTAACAACAATTACAATGCTATTAAGTATTAAAGATTTATTGATAAATATATAAAATGAAGTTCCCTATTACACGTGAAATCCTTCAAACATATACTATTGTTAAAGCAAAAGAAGAATTAATAGAGGAGGAAAATCAGAAGTTATTAACAAAATGTTTAGACGGACTTTGTAATAGTTTTAAACTACTTATGCCATCCAACTCTAACAATAAGAATTTTGTGTACCACAATATTCAACAGATTCGAAGTATTGGTCTAGTGTCAAAAAATAAATACGATTATCTTCCTCAGTTCATTGAAAAACTAAAAGAAATCTTTATAGGATGCGATATTATTATAGACCCTCTAAAGACATATATTATTATTGATTGGTCTTAAATAACAATTTTTTTTATAAAAAATATACACATACTATAATAATGATATTTACAACATCAAGTGGAAACAATGGAATAACAAAAGCAATAAATGGTTCCCCATTTAAACCAGACACTATGGCACAAGGTAGTATGCTTTCAAACGCATCGCATTCTTATGCGAACAACTCTGGCGGATTAAAAACAAAAAAGTCATGGGGACATGGTTCAGAAGAACATACAATGTATAAGAAAATACAAGCGATTGGACAAAGCAAGACAAAGGCAGGACTTCCAGTAGATAGTTTGTTATCTTATAAAAGTCCAGATACTACATCAAGAAATTCGGCAGTTGCTCGTTGTAGGGCTGGCGGATGCACTGCACCTAAAAAGAAGGGAGCTGTTATGTAAAGTAAAGTAAAGTAATATCATATCATATCATATCATCATCAAACATTATAATTTTTTTCCATGTACTATTTCAAAGTCATCTTTTCTAATAGATATAAAACTTGTATAGTCCTCATTCATTTTTATATAATGAGTTCTACCACCAAAAAAAGCCATAATATTGTATTTATCTTCTGTAAACTCATAATTGCCTTTACCAAACGCATTCAATCCATAATTATCTAAAAATGTTATGAATGATTTTTCCCAAGTATATGTTTTATTTTTCAATATATTGTGCGTATCATTATAACTATCAATATCAGTATTCGTATATTTTTTTACAATATATTTTATATCGTGATGAGGAGAATTATAAATATTCATATTTAATTTTTTTAGATTATATATCCGAATATAATTGTCCCATAATTTATGTAAATTTGTAAAATCATAATCATCCATAATTAATATAGTTCCTTTATCAGACAATCTATATGAATTCTCAATATCACTTGTAGCAACATCAGTTGTGTGTCCACCATCAATATGTATTACATCATATACAATATCAGTTACATTTTTCAACGTTTGTGTACTATCTCCGACTATTAAAATCACCCTATCACCAAATGTTTCTTTAATTTTTGAATAACAAAGTTGCGTATATTTATGCTCTCCCAAGTCAAAACAAGTGATATTTATATTTGGATTTGAAAAAAGCATCAATAATGTTGAAAATCCAGCGTTAAATCCAATCTCCATTACATTTTTAATATTTTTATTTAATACAACATTGCTGATATTTTTTGATTTATTTAAAAATACATCACTATAGTTCGTTGTTTGATGAAGCATAAAAATATTGCCTTCTAATAATTCTTCACAATCATTTATGATAGGTAGCAAGTGTTTAGATATATATAATTTTGTCTTGTCAATGTTATTAACAATTGTAGAATCTTTTATACTATTCAAAAAAATAGTCATATTCGTTATTTTATGTTGATATACACCTGGACCTCCTGGAAAATGATGAATAACTTTATCACTATAAATGTTGCTGTCATTATTTACAACAAGTGATTTTAGTGTCTTATTATCATATACATTATTTTTGAATGCATTATAAACAATATAGGGTTGATCGAAACATATAAAATCATATGGTCTATTAATAATATCTTCCACTATTTGACTGAATAAATGTTTTATTTTATCACAATTATTAAACAATAATATTCCACTTGTAAATGCTGATTTATCCGAATAATGATGTATCTCATCGCCAAATAATGTATGACCGTGATGGTCGTTTTTATTTTCAATACTTCCTTCTTCTAAAACATATAAGACATCTTTTTTACAAACATCAAATACTTTATTAATATCATCTTTCACCAAAATATCTGTATCTAAATAAAGTATTTTTTCATACTTTGATACAGATGATAAATTAAATAAATCTAATCTGGATTTACACGATTTCTCTATATCATTATAATTATCATTAATTTCAAATGTTATTTTTTCATTAAATAAGCTACTCTTTTTTATCATATTCATAAATACGGTTGATGTATAAACTAATATATTCGTATTATTATCGAGGTTTCCGTATATAAATATACTTTCTAAAAGCAAGTAAAACATATCAACATATTTTTCTTGATTAAATACACAGACAAATATACAATTCATTATACATATACTATTTTATAATGTTTGTTATTATTTTCGGCATTATTCTGTAATTGAAAAATACACCTTTGAATAATAATTTTTCTGTATATACAATATAAATCAGCAAATGTATAGTAATATGTCAAAGTATCTCACTGAATTTTTAGGAACTTTATTTTTCCTTCATGTTATCTTAGCAACCGGAAATGCTTTAGCAATCGGTGCTGCGTTAGCGTTAGTCATCTACATTGGCGGACCTATTTCTGGTGGTAATTTCAATCCTGCAGTAACTATTATGCTTGCTGCTGCAAAAAAAATGCCGGTTAGCGATGTCGCCCCTTATATTATTTCACAAATTGCAGGAGCAATGGCAGCCATACAACTTCACAAGGTTCATTTAGCTTATTTCAACTAAAAGGGGTTAGCACCCCTTAAAAACCCCAAATAAGTAAGGGGTTAACACCCCAAATAAGTAAGGGGTTAACACCCCAATAAGTAAGGGGGTTAACACCCCCAATAAGTAAGGGGGTTAACACCCCCAATAAGTAAGGGGTTCGCACCCAAGTGTGGTAATAATTATAATAAAAACATGTATAATTATTACAATAGGACGATGGCTCTTAGTATTTTTTTTCTATTAGTTTCAAAAATAGGTACAATCCCAATAATCCAAGACTACTATAATAAACTTTAAGAAATGTATCATCAGGCATTTTTGAATAATCCTTATTCATTAATTCGTCGCTAGTATGAATGACATTTTTTATAGTTATTTGTTTAATTTGTGGAACTTCCGCCAATTCTGGTTTATGTGTAATATCTGGCGCATAAATGATATCTTCTTCTCTCTCTTCAACTTCTTTTTCAGACAATTTAAAATCAGGAACAATCGCTACAGGCATTACATATTCAGGCAATGGTGGTCTCTCTACTTTTATATATGGTCTTTCTTCTAAGTAGAGAGATTTATATGCCGATTGCGAACTCGGATAATAGGGTCTATCTGGACCATAAGGTAATGTAGTTCCAAAAGGTCGTCTTGCTGCATATGGTCGTTTAGCCTTACCGCGATTCGCCGATCCATTATTTGACATCGAACTAAATGCTTCTTTTTTTACATTTTTTGCTAACTCGTCAAATGTATTTTTTTCATTGACATTTCCACCAGTTATTATATCAGGACGAATCATATGATGTGATGATTCACTATTAGTACCATTTTCATCAATCAAGCTTCGTTGAACTTCCATACATAAAGGATTTGCACCCATCATAAACGCTCCTAATATTTTAGTTGGTTCTATATGCGCAACATTTGATAATATTCCAGGAACGAGACCTTTAAAATCATCAAACTTTTGTCCGTCCAATCCAGAAGTTATAAATGGTAATGATCCATCAGGAACATTATCTACATAAATATATCTATCAACTTTCTTTCCACTGCTTACATCAGTACATTGTCCTCCGGTTTTCAAGAAGAACTTGTCTCCTAAAGGTCCATTTGCATCTTTAGTTGCATCTCCTCCACCACCTACTAATAACTGAACATAGGAAATCAAACCATTAACATTACTTCCTATTGCAGATAAACTTCCTTCCGAACTCATTCCTAATTCATTCGGTGCTTTAATGTGTTTATGATATTTATAATTTTGTCCTAAAAACTGTTTTGATAATTTTTCTGGAGCATCTAATACTGAATTAAATAAATCAGTCATAATGTTATATTATATTATAGATTATATTATATTAAAATCCTGATACTTTAGTATCGGAATTAAATCCTCCAAGACTTTCAGAACTAGCTTTTATTAATTCATCGCTAACTTTTTTAAGACCTTCTGTATTCTGTTTTGTTTGTGTGTCAACGGTATCAACACGAGATTTTATATCTTTTAACTGAACCAGTTTTTTATTTATATCTTCTATATCATTCTCAATTGTTTTAGGATCATTACTACATCCTCCTTCAAGTCCTTCTATTGTCTGTACGTCGTATACTATCAAACATATGAAAAAGACTAAAGCAATTATATGCAAATCAAAACAAAAACCAATCATCTTATTACTATATGATAGGATGATTTTATTTTTCTTTTTATTTTGCTTTTTCTTTTTATTTTGCTTTTTCTTTTTCTCTTTCTTTTTCTTTTTCTTTTTCTCTTTCTTTTGCTTTTTCATCTTCTTCTTTCATTTTTTTAAGTCCATCTGAAGCTAAATTTGATTCTG